GATCCCGGAACCCTGGCGGAGGAACCGGAAGGTCTGACCTCCCTACTCATCGCTGACCAGCGGATGCTCATGATGGACGACGGCTCCCAGCCCTCGACCATTACTGGCAGCGAGACCGAGCTGTCCCTAGATCGGCTCGACGCTATGATTGACCTAGTGGAGTTTGGTAACCCCACCTTCCTCATGATGAACAAGACCATGCGTCGCAAACTCACCGCGCTTTCCCGAGCCGTTGGTTCTGGAGTCCTGATGGACTCTATCGAGGTGTTCGGGCGGCAGGTGCAGCGTTACAATGGGATTCCCATTGTAATCAATGATTACATCACCAACTCCGAGACTTACGAGAACTCCGGTGGTTGGGGTTCCTCCACGGCAACCACGATCTACGCGATCAAAACAGGTAAGGAAAACCAGGGCTGGACCATTATGCACAACGGCCCAGTGCTGGAGCCCGACCTGCAAGACATCGGGACCAAGGAAGACAAGAACGAGGACCTCTACCGGATGGTCGTCTATCTGAATGCGACGATCTTCTCGAAGCTCACCTGTGCCGCTTTGGCGGGCATAGATTCGGCAGCCTAACGGACAACCCTCCTGTTGAGCATAGTTCCGTAATCTGATGATAGGAGGCAGCTATAATGGCTGACCCCATGGTGACCCAGGCACAAGATAAATTCGTGGCGACAATCGGTTCCACCGACGTAACCGCCGGGGACATGATGTACTTCGACGGCACTGACTGGGAATTGGCTGACGCGACGGACAATACAAAATTTGCCGAGGGAGTGGCGGTGAACAGCTACAAGTCCGGTGACGTGGGTGTTCTCTGCCGGCGCGGCATCATCCAAGATATTGATGCTCCGTATACTCAAGGCAACCAGATGTACCTGTCTACTACGGCAGGGGACATTACCGCTACCCGGCCTACGGGCGCCGAGAACCTGATGCAGGTAGCCGGGTTCTGCGTCGATACCGAGAGGGTGACGTTCGATATCAAGCCACCCTACGAGGTTACCGTGAACTGTAGCCCCATGACCGATGGCACGGCAGCCTACTCCCAGTACGGTGACTTCACCGGGGTGCTCTTGGCTGCGGCCAACGAGGCGGCTGGGTATACCTTTATGGTGCCTCAGAACACGGTAGGCAATGTGATCCAGTACCTGTGGTGGAATGGCGTCGGCACTGCTCTTGACACCTCCGACACCTATACTATCGACGTATCGAGCGGGGTGAACGACGAAACCACCACTACTACCACTGATGGCATAACCGCTGCCGCACTGACTGTGGCCGCTTCTGACATCAGACGGGTGGATGTGTCTAGCGCCTTTGATGCTGCTGGGGTTATCAAGCCTGGCAATATCGTGGCGGTGGACGTAGATAAGGCGGCTGAAGGTTCCGGTGGGGATGACCCGCTTATGCTGGCCTGCTCGGTCGTTCTCCTGGTCGTGTAGTTGGTCAAGTTGAGATACTTGGGGGTGCGTCCGGTTAAGGACGCACCTCCGTTCAAGTCAGGGAAGCTGACCCTTCACAGTCTAGTGATCGGTTCGGGGAATGTGTCCTTTAATGAAGGGAACGTCTACCTGGCTGGCACGGAGTATACCCCCAGTAAATGGCTTGAACTACGCAGGCGCGTAGATAAGGTGTTGATCGAAAGGGGGCAGATCGAAGAGGTCGCTCCTCCAAAGGCTCCATGGGAGGGGAAGTCCTCCAGCTTCCTGACCAACAACACCATGGCCATCGTAACCCACGATAGGGGGGTATTTAAGCGTCCTCCCTGGTGGCTCCGGTGGCTGTATTCGGCGGTTGTTACCAAAGACCCATACTAGGAGATGCCATGATTGTAGCTACGAGGAAGCCGGCAAGGAAGGTGGAGTGCGGGTGTGGGGCTATGGTAGCCTCGCGAGGTCTTCCGTTGCATGAAACCTCCAGGGCACACAAGGTGTGGGCTAACCAGCCTTCCACTGCCTCGGAGCCGGTGGATGCTACGCTGCTTGCAGCCCTTGCCGCTCGGGATAGGGGCGACGACCCTCGCGCCATCGCCAAGATGGTCCGGTCCGTGTTTGCACGTTTGGACTGGCCAGATGACGCTCATCCGGGGAGTCAGGTGAACTTTCTAACCGAGCATGGCATCCCCATTATTACCTTCCCCCGTCATATCGATTCCAGTGACGCTACTCGGTATGTCGCTGATTGGATAGATGTGCTGAAGGCCAGCGCTTGGGGTAAGCCTGATTGGAACCTTGCAACTTTTGAAGCAAACTGGAATAAGCACCAGACCGCCAGGGCACAGGAGTTGCTGAGGCAGTCGCGTGCTGCTATGGGAGCATAGATATGGCTGAAGTCCTGGCAAAAAAAGACAATGTTATTCACGCGGAAGCCTTGGCGCTGGGGGCCAGTGCTGAGACTCTGTCGGATGCGGGAGCGACCATCCCGCAGAATACCGGGGATATCGTGGTAGTCTGCCCCTCCGGTGACTCGCTGCACATGGCGCCGAGCGTAACGCCCACATCTACCTTGGGGCAGCAGATTACCCTCGGCCATCCGGGGCGCATCCCTCACGCTCATCAGAAGGTGATGCAACTGGTCTCGGATGACTCTTCGGATGTAACCTGTGTCTTGATTTACTATCGGGGGGCGGGACGGCAGGACCTAGCCCACTCGAAGTCGGAGCCCTTTTAGATGGCTATCGGGCAGACACGATCTCAAGAAATCCAGGCGACAATCTTCAAGATGATTAACGCCAATACCATCACGGCGGGGGCGGCTGAAGCTGTCTGGGCCGGGACTGCCGGGAAACGTATCCGGCTGCTTGGCTGGTGCCTGTCAACCTCTGTTGCAGCAGCCCTGGAGTTTCAAGATAGCGGCACAGCAGGAACTGTGATTGCTCAGACCCCTTTACTGGCTACCGCCGGGGTGCATAACTCACCTAACTTGGGTGACGGGGTGCTTCTAGCGGCTGGTAGTGACCTGGACCTTGACGTAACGAGTTCATCCGCCGTCTCCGGGATGGTCTGGGGCGTGGAAGAAGGCTCAGGTTACTAAGGAGAATTACATGGCACATCTCAACGCAACTATCGGCTGCTACGGCAGTCTCGTCGTGGCGTCGATAGGAGGTCATTAAATGGCAGGAAGACGGTATAGTTGCACTGATACTACGGCGTTGGACTCCACGGCTGACACAGCCCTGAATATTGTTTCCAATGCTAGTACCACGCACCGGATGTGGTTCTACGACCTACTCTTTTCCAATGGCGGCACACCGGCAGACCTGACGAGCACCATCACCGTGGGGCGCACGACGGATACCGGGACTGGCGATACCCCGACGATTGAAACGCTTGACCCGGCGGACCGGGCCTCCCTGGCGACACCTAAAGGAAACTTGTCCAGCGAGTGTACCTACGGGGATACAGTCTTGGAGTTCGACCTGAACCATCGGGCGGTATTACGCTGGGTGGCTCCGCCAGGAGGGGAAATCGTTACTCCAGCCACTGCCAACAATGGATTGGGGGGGAAATCGTCCCATGCCACTGCGACTACCGATTACCGGGTGACAATGTTCTGGGTGGAGTAGTGGCCAACTACATTAAGGAACTCTCGCGTGGGAAGGGTACTCTGCTCGTTACATCCGTAGACGGGGAAACTGAGCAGCATACCATAACCTGTTGCCACTGTAACGCTATCTTCGTTATTAAAGTCGGCTCAGGCACGGAGCGAGGGTATTGCTTCATGTGTAACGCCCCTACCTGTGGTAAAAGACGGTGTAGTGGAGAGTGTGTCCCGTTTATGAAGCGGATTGAGGAGACAGAGAATCGGGCACGACTACGAGCGACGATCCAGTGGGGCTGCGACAGGCTATAAGGGCCTACAGACTCCTGGGCATCCTAGCCGTCCAGGGGGCTATCTGGGCGGCTTTTTCATAGGGAGGACGGATGGCTGATACAAAATTGAGTGCGCTGACTGAATTAGCGGCAGGTGCCGCGATTGATGATGAAATATATATCCGTGATATCTCGGAAGCTTCGGCTGATGAGTCTAAGCGGATGACTATCAGTAATTTATTATTGAGCTTAACTAACCTTTCTGCGCTAGGCACTACACCCGCTGGCTCCGATGAGTTGCTCATCAACGACAGCGGGACTATTAAGAAGATCACCGTCACCAACCTCGTAGCCACTGTAGCACAGGCGTCCCAGACTGAGATTGAGGGGCAGTCAGACGTTAATACATATGCCCCGCCTGATCTGCTGAGGAAAGCGCCGAGCGCAACTAAGGCCCATGCGTTAGTTGACGGAGCCGGGGCTCGTCAAACTGGGTATTACAACGTATCAGGCGCGGCGCAGGATGATCTCGGGCGTTACACGGTGACGTGGGACGTTGACTTTGCTGACGCTCTATACACCATGATAGCCTGCGTCAATGAGACTACAGCTTGTGGGACCGCTGTTACGGACCGCGGCGGTAATGCGACAACGGCAGGGAAGGTAGCCACGTACAATAACGAAGACCCGCATGCGCTCGCTGACCTTCCGTTCTATGTCGCCGCCTGGGGCGA